GTCGTGCCCGCTGCCTGTATCGCACGGTTGGCGATGCGGTTGAGGCCGTACTGCGTGACGACATTGCGCAGCGTCTTGGTCTCGACGCTGCCGTCAGCGCGGATGACCCGTACATCACACTCACCACGCGGCAGGATGGAGTCGATGAGGTTATCGACTTCCCGCTGCGTGTAGAGACGGTCAGAAGTATCGTGACTCATAGACCTTCGTGCTCTCCGTGGCGAACTTGTTGATGACCTGCGCGAAGAACTCGCGCGAGTGGAACTTGCCCTTGAGACCCATCGTTGCAGCGGTGCCCGGCGCTTCGGGTCGGTCGACCTTGACGCTCACATCCACATCGAACCCCGACACGCCAGACGACACGACGCATTGCGAGTAGTACGGCATGGCATCGGTGAGCATCTTCAACTGCGGCTCCGCAGCAATCTGCTCCATGATGGCGATGCCCTCGCGTGCACGCTCCGCGTGGTCAGGCATCGGGCGACCGCCCGTCTGCTCCAACTCGAACACGATGCCCTGCGCGATGTCGCGGATGGCGAGGAACTTGTTGAGCGTGCGCTCCGGGTTCTCTGCACGGTCGCGCATGAGCAGCGGGAGGTTGCGACGGAACCGACCGCGCCGCGTCTCCTCGTCCACATAGCCGCTGTGCAGGAACTTCACCTCCGGTCGAGCGATGCTGTACTTGACCGCTTCGCCCATCTTCGTCTCGGGGTGCTCATGCACGAAGCCGTGGAACTGGATGCCCTTGCGGTTGCGGAACATCCGGCACGGATAGTCGGTCGTGAGCACCTGCGGCGGGTCGGCAGAGTAGTGAATCTGCGCGAAGCCGTAGCCGTTGTGATGCGAGCCACGCGCGAGCATGTGCAGGCGCCACGGGTCACGGATTTCCTCGTCGGCATCGACCCAGAGAATCCAGTCACCGGAGGCCGACTCGATGCTGCGGTTGCGTGCCGCCGCGAATCCGTGCTCCAGAGCCGCGAGCCCTTCGACCGTGCGGATGGCGCGGTTCGGGAACTCGGCACGCAGATGACCGACCACCTCGAGCGTGCGGTCGCTCGTCGCGGGGTCGACGGCGATGACCACCTCATCGACCCAGTCGACGAAGGACGAGATGCACTTGCGCAGGGTCGCCTCGCCGTTCTTGACGATGAGGCACGCCGAGATGCTCTGCCGCGCCGGGACGAGCACGGACAACTTGCGCTCGTAGTTGACCTTCCACAGCGGCATCCCGGCGGTCGGCCACACCGCCCAGACCCATGACCCGAGCGGGAAGCCCGAGCGGTCGTGCGATGCGGGTGCGTGGTAGATTTCGTGGCGGTGCGAGCCGCAGATGTCTTGGATGTCGGCGCGCTCGAAGTGATGCAGGTGCTCGCGTCCCGTGCGGAACGCTTCGACACCCGACGACTCCCACCGCCCGCAGGGCGTGGTGACGATGAGGACGCCGCCCGGCAGGAGACACGCGCGGAGGCGCTCCAACAGGGCGTGGTAGTCGTCCACATGCTCGACCACTTCACAGGCCAGGATGATGTCGTAGCGCATCCCATCCGCGTCGAGCGTCGACTGGTCGCCCTGCCGGAAGTTGAGGCAATGCGTGAGTCCATCACGCTCTGCCCACTTGTTCGCCGCCGAGACCGCGCGTGCGGAGATGTCGAGGCCGTGGAAGTCCGCTGCCTCGCCATACGCCTTGGCGAGCGGCACCGAGTAGTGCCCGTGCGCACAGCCGTAGTCGAGGACTTGGAGCCGCCGCGTGCTGCGCTCCGGGTGTTCGACGATGGTGCGACCGACGATGTTGGCGACACCACGGAAGCGCGTCGAACCTGTCACATCCTCTCCGATGACGCGCTCCTCGAACTCGTCGTAGTACGCGCTCTGGTGCCTCGCGTAGTGCGCGGTATACGCCTCCTGCGACTCCGTGAACCCGTACAAGCGCTCGAACTCCTCGCCCGTGCCGAGCAGGATGGTGTCGTCGATGCCCGTCGTCCACGAATCGAGGTACCACCGCAGGAAGCCGATGTCGCTGTGCTCGATGCAATGCCGCGCGATGGACGACGGCGACTGGCGACGCTTGATGGCAGCAACGATGCACGCCTCCAGTCCGTCGACCGCCGCGCTCCATGTGCGCGGATTCTCCGCAAGCCCGCTTGCGTGCTGCAAGCGCAGCGCGGAAAGCGGGGCCGGATAGTCGACAAGGGCTCCACCGAAGGTGTCGACGAGCCAGTCGACAAATCCGTTCTCGTCGACTTCGCCGTTGACGAGCGCGATGCGGTGCGTGCCCGTGCCCGCAGTCGTCTCGGGAAGTGCGGCGGCGTCGGTCGTGAGCAGCGGCAGACCCGCGTGCATCGCCTCCATCGCCGTGATGCAGGACACCTCCTCGAACTTGGTGGGGTAGATGAGGAGGTCGGACGCCTTCTGCAACTCCGCGAGCGTCACCTTGTCGAGCGAGCCGACATGCGACACATTCGGGAGCGCGTCGGCCCACGAACGCAGTTGGTCGTAGTACCCGCGCATCGCGTCGGTCGTGTTGTCGTAGCCGCACACGACGAGGTGGACGGGCAGGTTGCGGCAGCGCTCCATGATGCCGCCGGGGCGCACCAGATGCTCGAGGCCGCGCTCCGGGCGCGACTGGTAGAGCAGGATGAACGGCTTGTCGGGAAGAAGCAGCGAAGACGGGTTCGAGCGGGTTGCGCGCTCAAGCCCCGGCACACGGATGACTCGGTCGCCACGCGACGAAGCATACAGCGCAGGGTCGACCCCGTTGCGCACGGTGTGCATCACTTCGGGGTTGATGTCGTAGACCTCGCGCACTTGCTGCGCGTGCCAGTCGGACACCGTGGTGACAGCGTCGATGTTCCAGAGGCCCGTAACGACAGGCGCCGCGCTGCGATGAAGCGCGAGGTCGTGGAGTTGCCAGATGTTCACCTTCGAGGCGTATTGCCGATGGAACGCTGCCGGGTGCCGTTGGATGATGAGGACATCGTGCGGCGTGTTGCGCGCGTAGAACTCGAAGCGGTCACCGAGCGGCGCTTCCTGCGTCGGTCGGCCCATGAAGCAGAAGTTGACGCCGTCGATGGTCTCGTCCGGGCCTTCGAGCGTAGTCCAACAGATGACGCGATGGCCGCGGCGGGCGAGTTCGACTGCTTGGTAGTACGCGGCGCTTTCGCTACCGCCGAGCGACTCGCGTTTGACGGTGTGCCCGTTGAAAGGCATACCCATGCTGTGGATGACGATGGTCATTCCGGGGAGTTTGGGCTGCGTGCCCTTGAGTTCGCTTGTCACTTTGTGCCTCCTGTCGGCGTGGTGATGTGGGTTAGAGGTCGTCAGCGGGCCGCGCGACGGGCGTCTTCGACGCCTTCGACGGCTTGGGTGCAGGGGACTTTACTCCGATGCGCGCGAGTTCGGCAGTCCAGTAGGACGCGCGAAGCGGCGGGAGCAGCGGGATGGCGGCGCGCAGACGCTCGACGAGCGCGACCGCGTCGTTGGGGTTGCCGCCTTCCATGACGAAAGCGCAGAGGGACTCGAAGTCACCGACAGCCTGCACATCGACGGTCGCTTGCTCGTCGGTCAGGAACTCGGGGGTGCCTTCGTGGATGTAGTAGGGCATCTCGTTTCTCCGTAAGAAAAGAGCCCCGAAGCCTGTTCGACCTCGGGGCTCTTGCAGCACACAGCAGCAGGATGGTGTGCCGCTACGCCATCAGGTCAGGCCGTTGGCCTGTGCCGAGCCGACGCCCGAGAGCAGCACGCCGTACTCCGAGCCGGTCACGCGCTCGTCCTGATAATACTGCACCTCGACACCGTCGAGACGGTTGCGGGTATCGAACTCGTGACGGATGGCCGCGAAGGGCTGTCCGAGTTCGGGCGCAGTCCACCGGAACGAGTACATGAACGACGGCGCTTCGCGCGACGGAGACAGCGGCGCGTAGTACGCGAGCACCGCATCCGACGGGAAGTAGTTGGAGAACGCCGCAGCCTGGTTCTCGTTGGCGGGGTTGTAGAACGCGTTGGCGACGAGCAGACGCTCGACCTCGAACGCAGCCGCCACAGCCTGACGGGTGACCGAGCCGCCACCGTTGTTCAGACCGAGGACGAAGTTGCGCATGTTCGCGTTGCGACGCGCGAAGTTCCACGCCTGCCATCCGAAGATGAGACTGTTGGGCTTCTGCGCCGTGACGCGCTGCACCTGCTCCTGCATACGCCAGATGATGCTCACCGGGTCGCCGGGGTTGGAGCCTGCCGTCCACGAACTGCCCGTGAGGAAAGTCGTGCTCACGCCCGTGACCGCAGCGTTGAGCGTGCGACGGTCGTAGTCGAGCATGAGTTTGTCGGTCAGGTAGCGGATGCTGCCCGCTTCCAACTCGAACTGAAGGGCGGCGTCCATGTTCGCGCGGTCTTCGACAGGGATGTCGTAGGCGAGCGCGTAGTTCTTCACCGCGTACTGACCCGACGAGACCGAGCGCGTGACTCGGTTCGCGGAAGTGCCGCGTGAACGCTGCGTCTTCTCGATGGCGAACACCTCACCCCTGTTGAAGATGGGGTAAGAGTCGGTTTCTTTGGCGACCGGGATGATGGGCGCGATTTGGTCGGCAATCATCCCTGTCGGACGGTAGTTGATGGCGACCTGCGAGAGGAACTGGTCGACATGCAAGTCGCGGCCGGTTGCGGAACCCATGTTGTGTATCTACTCCTGAATGGTGATGGGGTGAGGCTGCGTCAGACGCCCGGCCAAGCCGCGACTTTCGAGAAGTCCACGAGGGCTTGGAAGAGGTCGCCAGAGTTGGCGGTCTCGAGCGCGCGGCCGAAAGTCAGACCACCGGAGGTGGCCGCGACCATGAAGCCGCCCGAAGAAGGGGCGAGTGCGAAGCCGAGCGTGCTGACAGCGGCGCCCGCGATGCACTTGACGATGCCCGCATACTGGTAGGTGGCGAACTCGCCCGAGCGGGCAGAGGTCATGTTGATGCCGGCAGCACGGCCCGAGCCGGCGCCGCCGACGAACAGCGTACCCGCGAGGGTGATGACCGCGAAGCGGCTGCTCTGACCGGAAAGGTCAGCCGCCGCCTGCACGGTGTACTGCTGCGTGTTGTTGTGAGTCGTCATGGGAAGCGTGTTCTCCTTGAGCGCAGGGGATTAGGCGCGGGACTCGCGGGCCTTCACATCCGGCAGGTAGCGGTACTGCTCGGCGAGGTCGCGGTTCATGCGCATGATTTCCTGTCCGGTGCGGACGAGGTCGTCGTGGGTCGGACGGTGCACGCCCTGCTCGCGGAGCCGCGCGAAGACGCGGAGAGCCAGTTCGTGGTCGGCGGGGGTGCCCGGCGGCACATCGCCGTTGCTCGCGTCGAGCGAGAAGGCGACCTGACGCGTCTTGCGGCGCGGCACCGGGTTCGGATTCTCGCGGACGAACTCCGCGACATCCTCTGCGGTGATGTGCATGACGGCCTCGTCGTCGTCGACGCGGTAGACCTTGCAGAAACGCTCGCGCGCGGCGGGCAGAATCTGCTCGTTCTTCACGGCGCTCTCGAGCGAGGCGCGGATGCCGCTGCGGTGCGCTTCGATGTCGCGCGCCTTGTTCTCTTCGACGAGGCGGTCGAACCGAGCGCGCAACTGCGCGGCTTCCGAGTCCTTGAGTTTGAGCGTGCGGTTCTCGTTCTGGAGAGCGAGGATGGCCTCGTTCTGCGCGAGCAACTTGGACTGGATGCTCTCCAGCAGCGCGTTGGTGTTGGGGTCGGACATGTGTCGAGGTGCTCCTTGTGACAGGGGTTGGAAGGACTCCCGCGAGAAGGCGTGCCGCGCTCCGAACTGGAAATCACGGGAGTAGGTCGACAGCGCCTTGATGTCTTTGAGGATGCCGACCGCGGGTTGGTCGGTTCCAAGCAGAGCGATTGCGTCCAGAACCCACGGGATGCTGCGCGATGAAGCGCGGACATTCTGTAGAAGTTCGACGGACACGAATCGCAGGAAACCTTGGTCGAGTAGGCGGCTCACGGGCTGCGGGACTTCGAGGTCAGCCATGAGTTTCTTGCCCGCGCGCCACACGCGCTTGACCCACCCCATCGCAAACTGCGTGGTCGGGTCGTCGCGCACATCGGGGCCGTTGTGGCCGAGTTTCAGCGGCACGCGGCCGCCGAGTTTCAGCGTCTCGAAGGACGACACGATGTCGTCGAGGTCGGCAGCGGTGAACGGCAGTCCGTTCCAAGTGCCTTCGGCAAAGATTTCGACATCCTTGACGGGGACGAGGCCAGGCTTCTCGGCGGCGAAGTTGGCGGTGTCTTCGAGGGCAGTCTCATCGTCGACGAGGTCATCGTCGGTGGCGCGGCCCATCTTCTTCAGACGCTCGAAGCGCGCGTTGGCCCAAGTCTTGCCCGGCTCGCCGCCCCAGAGCGCCCACGCGATGCGACCGCTGCTCGGGTAGCCCTCGCTGCCGGGCGACCACCCCTTGCCCTTCTTGTCCACCTCATGCCGCGCGAAGTACGACACCATGCGACCGATGGTCTGCGACGAGAGTTCCTTGCGGTTCTTGATGTCGCGCGCGCGGGCGACGCCGACTGCGGTGCCGCCGCGATTGAACTCGTCGCGCCACGCGAGACCGCGCGCGGCTTCTGCGGCCATCGGCTCGGTCGGCTTGAGGTCGATGTCCGCGAAGTCCTCGCGGCTGTTGTCGCTCTTCGGCGGCTTGATGGTTCCGTGCTCGGAGTAGTTGCGCCAGTAGGTGTAGCAGACGGCGGCACGCTGTCCCTGCTCGGGGAACTCCGACGACATGTCGTCGTCGCCCATGCAGCGCGAGATGTACTCGCCTTCTTTCTCGTCAGGCTTCGGCGTCGGCATCTACCCCATGCTCTCCGTGGGTTTCACATGCTCCGTCATCGTCTTCGTCACCACCCTCGGCGCAGGCTGTGCCTTGAGGCTTTCATGCGCGGCGATGAGCCAGAAGAGGTCGATGGCGGTCAAGTTCCGGGCCTGTATAACCTCGTCCGCGTGAGAAAGCAACACCCGCTGCGGGATTCCGGTATTGCCGGACAGGACTTCTAGTCCTAGATTGGATAGCGGCATGGTGCTCACTTGAAGCCTACTTGCGGCTCGGCAGCGGGCGGCGGGCTCTCGCGCCCGTTCCAAGTCCCCTCGTCCAAATCGGTCTGCGTGATGGGGATGAGGAGCGAGCGGCAGTTGTAGTGGTTGGGCGGTCGGAGTCGGTTCCAGACCTCGCTCTTGGACGAGTAGACGCGCCCGTCCATGTACTGACACACCTCCGTCGTGCGGTCGTCGAGCACAGAGGAGTATTCGAGCGCGAGGATGAAGTCCGACATCTCCGGGCTGCTGAACTCCGCGTACCGTGCCTCGTTCATGGACTCGAACATTGCGGTGCGCGCGACAGTCTCGAGGTAGGCGGCGGCGCTCTCCTCGTCGTCCTGCCACAACTCGTCGAGCGCCTCGGTCACAGCCTCGTCGGTCTCTTCGGCAAAGATGGAGCGCAGAGCAGCGATGCCGCGCTCCAAGAGCCGCT